GGATATTTTAACGGTTGATGGTAGCACTTATACGGTTAGAGAAACACTACGCATAGATGATGGGCAGCTATCTATGGTAATTCTGTCAAAAACATGACAAAGCGAGAACAAATTTTAGCCCGTATCGTTAGCAATCTAGCCAACACGGTTGGGGTTGGAAACAGAATTTACCGCAGCCGTATTGAGCCACTAGCTAGATCTGAGACACCAGCCATTGTGGTGGAATTTGTGGATGACACAGCTGAAATGTCAGGGTCACTACCCTATCTCAACTGGCGGTTAACCGTTCAAATTATGGTTATTGCCCGTGGCTTAGTCCCAGACCAATTGGCAGACCCCACAGTCAAAAGTCTGCACGCCAAGTTGATGGCAGATATCACCCTCAACAATTTGGCGTTTGATATTCTGCCGGTGTCGCAAACTTTCCAAATTGTGGAATCAGATCAGCCCACTGGTATAGTATCTTGCTTATACGCAGTTAGATATAGAACTAGCTTAACAACACTGGAGTAACCATGACACTTCTAACCCGGCGGCGATTGGTCTTAGTCAAAGAGGAATCGGTCTATGGCACCGACCCTACCCCAATTCCACAACTTAACGCGTTACTGGTACGGTCTATTGAAGTGACCCCGCTAAACGCGACTATGGTCCAAAGGGAAAATATACAGCCATATTTGGGTAACTACGAAAGTTTGGTAGCGCTTAAGAATGTCGAGTTGACTTTGGAAGTTGAGTTAGCCGGCTCTGGCAATACAGCAGTAGCCCCAGCATTTGCACCACTGCTCAAAGCGTGCGGACTCTCTGAGGACTACTACGCGGCGGGTGGCGCTGTACTGTCAGACGTGGCAGATGTGGACGCTATTACCAACACATGGGATGTCCCATACAATCCCGGAAACTACCCGGCGCGATTTGAGTACACCCCCAGAAGCGAGAACTTTTCATCTGCCACGGTTTACATCAACGTTGACGGCATCAGACACCAAGTGACTGGTTGCCGTGGCACTGTTGACTTAAACTTTGAGTCTGGGGCTATTCCCACATTAAGTTTTCAGCTAATCGGCAGCTACCAAGCGCCACAAGACTCAGCTTTACAAGAACCGGTCTACTATCAGCCAACGCCATTCCCAGCTAACTCGGTTAGCTCAGCATTCTCGCTGTACAGCTTTGGTGCTAAGTTGCGTAGTTTCACATTCAATCTCGGTTCTGAAGCAGTTTGGCGGGAATTAATCGGCGAGGCATACACCATGTTGGTCAACCGAAACTCATCCGCTTCTGCGGTAATTGAAGCTGAGCGCTTAAACACCAAAGACTTCTTTGCCGCAACGTTGGCTAACAGCTACGGCAACTTGGTTCTAACTCACGGTAACACAGCTGGAAACACGGTTATACTACGGAGCGATCGCGTGGATTTAACTGCTGGACCAACTTACTCTGACGATGGTGGCGTAACTATGTTAAACTTGCCATTGAGTTTCATCCCCAGTGTGGCTGGCAACGATGAACTCAAGTTGATATTTCAATAGGTATTTATGCCATTCACGATTAAACAATCTGCAAGTTTTTGGTGGCCGGTTCGGGTGACTTACCCAACCGACCACGGGAAGTATAAAACCGAGACTTTTGATGGCGAATTTAAGCGGCTCTCTCAACCCGAGGTACAGGCTTTAGCCCAACGGGTGGAATCTGGTGAGACCACTGCGGACGAGCTAGTTCGGGAACTGCTAACCAACTGGACTGGGATTACAGACGGCGAGAACGAAGTAGAGTTTAGCCAATATGCGCTCGACCAGCTGCTGGCTATTCCGTTGGTGGCTAACGCGGTTCTTACTGCATTTTTGGACAGTTACACCGGCGGACAGAATAAGAGAAAAAACTAACCGAGGCGGTGCGCTACTGGGCTAAAAACCGAGTTGATGACACCGCAGCAGTGGACGATATGGCGGTTTTAGCACCCACTCTAAAACTGCCAGAACCTGAGCCAGAAGCAGACTTTGAAGTTTGGGAAGAAAATTGGTTGATTTTAAACTTGTTTTTTCAGCTTCAAACCCAGTGGCGAGTTGGTATGGGCGGGGCAACTGGATTAGATTACTCAGCTATCCCGGTTCTGTTTGACCTGTACGGCGTGGAAGACCGGGTTGATGTGTTTGAGGGCATTCAAGTCTGTGAAGTTGAATTATTGCTAATCTGGCAGGAGAAAAACAAAAGTGGATCTAAAAACAACAATCCGGGTAGAATCTGAAGCCAAGTTGGACGCGATTCGCGAAGCGGCACAAGAACTTCAGAATGCAGCAGACATGGCAGTAGCCACCTCAAAAGCCCAGCAACTTTTGGGCAAAGAGGTGGTTAACACCAATAAAGCCATACAAGCGCACATCAAGGAACTCCAAAGTACTGCGGATAATTTGGACCGGGCATCGGATGAGTACAAGGACTTGCAGCGGGAGATAGAGCGGTACTCTAGTGAACTCAAATCTGCAAGTAGCGCCCAAGATAAAGCAGCTGATAGCTTGCAGGATTTAACCAACGAGACCAAAGAACTACCCGGAAATCTGGATAAGATTAGCGGCGGTTTAGAGTCCATGAAAGGGTTCTTGGACGACATCATAATCGGTGTCGGAATCGCTGCGTTTACCACTCTTACGGATTCAGCCCGAGAACTAGCCGGGCAGATTACAGACACAGCCAGATCTACTGGGATTGCTGTTGATACTTTGTCCCGGTTAGCCACTTTTGCCAAGTCCAGTGGCGTTGAGTTTGAAACATTGCAGGATATGCTAGTTACGCTATCTGAAAAACTAGGTGAGGTGGCAAAGGGCGAAGGGGAAGACTTGGTGCAAGCATTGGCTTCTATCGGGATTAAAGCCACTGACAGTTCAGGCAAACTTCGAGACACTATGGATATCCTGTTGGACGTGTCAAGGGCTTTTGATGTTTATGCAGACGGTCCCAAGAAAACCGCTTTAGCAATACAGTTGCTTGACGATGAGGGTGCAAATCTCATTGGAGTACTGTCACAACTACACGAAGGGTTTGGCGACTTGTCTGGCGCACTTAGTGCAGATTTTATCAAGATACTACAAGACTCGGAAGACTCATCTAATCTGCTACAACTGCAACTGTCCCAACTGGGTGCAAGCATTGGAGAGAAGTTAGTCCCAATATTGACAATGCTAACCACTGGGTTAAGCACGGTTCTAGATGCGTTTTTGAAGCTACCCAAGCCAGTACAGGACGCGGTTATATACGCGGCTTCATTGGCACTTGGTCTTGGCGCACTTAGTCTGGCGTTTACGGCAGTTAGTGCCGTGGGACCATTAGTCGTAACCGCTGTAAAAGGGATGATAGGTGTATTCTCGGGAGTACTGTCAAGCATTTTATCGTTGGGCAATCCAGTTGCTTTGTTTACCAATGGTCTGAAACTGTTAACCACGGCTGCGGGTGTATTAGTCAACGGGCTGAAAGCATTTGTTATTGGGTTGGGTGCGCTGATCAACCCAATTAACTTAGTAATAGCAGGTATAGTGGGCATAAGCACTATTTTGTACGCAAGCAACAAAGACTTCCGTAATTGGTTCAACAACGTAGCAGGCATTTTAGGGGATAGATTGTACACATTTTTGGTGGGGGCATCAGTCATGTTTGGGCGGTTTGCCAAAGAGGTGGGTAACGCTCTTGGACGCGTAGGGCAAAGTTTGGCTAACTTCTTTTCAACCAAAGTTCTACCAGTTCTTGGCGGCGTTGTAAGTGGTTTGGTTAAAATGTTTGAGGAATTTTTTAAATGGGTTTTCCGTGGGTTTAGTGCCGTAGGCGAAAAGGTTATAGAATTGTATCAGGCATTGCCTGAGCAGATTCGAGGACTGTTGGGACAAGTTGGTCGGTTTACCGTTGATGTGTTTGAAAACTTGCCAGTGTTTAGACGCACTCAACAGTTAATAAACTCTATTAACGGATTTATCGGCGAGGCTATGCGGATTGGGGGGGATGTGCGGAGACAGTGGGGAATGGATGAAGATAGACGGAGGAGCGAGATACCCAAACCTACACGTCTTCAACAAATTACAATTCCAGAACAGGAAGCAACGTTACCAAGTTCCAGCACTGCTGGACCATCCACAACTACGAAGCCCAGCCCGCAAGCCGACGCAGCCAAAAAGGCTCAAGAAATAACCAAAATTCGTGACCAAATACTGCAACTACAAGACACTATACTGAACAAAACCAAAGAGTCTTACCAGGCTATCCAAACCGAGATAATCCAGTTACAAAATACAATTAAAGAAACCATTGCGCCTTTTAATGCGTTTAACACATCAACACAAAAATTCTTAAACACGGTTGGAAGTGAAGACTTCCGTTTTGCCACTAAAGCCCAGGAGATTACGGGCAAATATGAGGCGGTTTTCAAAAATTTTGAAACGGTTTCAGATTTGATTAAACAAGAAACAGCGAAAAGGCAACTTGAATTAAGCCCTCAACAACTACCAGAGTGGGAAAAACTATCTGAGCTTTCATCTAAAATTCCCACGGAGAAACTGCCTTCAAAACCCCTACCTGCAAAACCAAAAGACCAAGTAGAACAAAATTATGATTTACTGTTTCAGATTGCAGGTAATGTAAGTATTGAAGACATGCTTAAGCCACAACAAAAGCAGCTGAAAACTGCTACGGCTAATCTGGATGTTATCCAAAAAACCAACAACTTTTTAGCCCAAGGTGTTGCACCAGAGCAAGCCCGCATAAACGCCTTGGCTCAAATAGAAGAAGACCAGGAGATTACGGGCAAATATGAGGCGGTTTTCAAAAATTTTGAAACGGTTTCAGATTTGATTAAACAAGAAACAGCGAAAAGTCCATTTGAACTAGACCCGCAACAACTACCAGAGTGGGAAAAACTATCTGAGGTTTTATCTAAGATTCCCACGGAGAAACTGCCTTCAAAACCCCTACCTGCAAAACCAAAAGACCAAGTAGAACAAAATTATGATTTACTGTTTCAGATTGCAGGTA